TGAGAGTTGATCCATAGCATTGCTGATTTGCGTAGCTTTTTCTGGTTCCATACTGGCTGTTTCACTCATGACTTTCTCCTTTTATTTTACCGATACGTTACGTTTACCTTTTACGTTACCCTCGCCAGCGCAATTAACCCTGTCTTTTTGCCGGACTTGCGTTGCTCAATGGCTTTTAGCACAATGCGCCCTATCCGCTTGCTATCGGAGATTTTTTCTGCCAGCCACGCAATGTTTTCATCAGTCGGCTCCATCCAATCAGTTATTTGCTGGTTGGGTTTTTTCGCCTTTCCCGCCTTGAGTTCCAGGCGGCGTCTTGCGCGTGAGGCTATTGTGCGGCCTTTCATGGTAATTATACCTTCAGTTTATAGCTTGTTTATCGCCTTGATTACCGCCGCCAAGTCAAGCGTTTCAACGGTTTGCTTGAGAACTTCGCGTTCCTCCGCAACATCTTTTTCTATTTCAGGTGTATAGTCGTAAGTATCCGACAGATAGGTTTTAGGCTCCTTGTCGTTGTAAAACTGGATGTCTCGCGCCTTTTCCTCCTGTCCAGTTTTCTCCCATACTTTACCGACAATTTTCCTTACTATGCGCGTTTCCTTAATTTCGATTGTGAACATGGCTTATTCTCCTTTGGTTTTCTTGCCCTTCTTGCGGTAGATGTCGGATATTACCTTCATCGTCCCTTTTTCAGTTATCATAATGCACTTCCCCGCGTTTAGACTGTCCAGGTAAGCGTTGAGACGCGTCTTGAGTGATACATTTTCACTCAGCCATTTATTACAAGCATCGTAGAGATTGTTATGGTAAAATCCTCCCAAATCAGAACGATGAAACGGATGTCTTCGCATACACAGGTAAAGCGCGGCGCTGTCAATCATATCGTTTGTTTTCATGTTAATCACTCGCAGGGCTGTTAGTGATAATCTCGATATATTGCCGTGGTGACAGACAACTTGGCACTTCCACCGGCCTCGAAAGCTCGCTTGCAATCGCGTTGGGTGGGTTAAGCGGTTGAAACTGCTTGTCGCACCCCCAGCCTTTACCGTAACATACCGGCTTCCGTTGCCCCCAGGTCGTGCGGTCGCCGCCAGCAAACGAGCGAAATGAGTGGGTCATATCATGTATTTCCTTTTTTGTCCTTTAGGTCGTTTTGATGATATAATTCTGCTCTAATTCTCGTAAGGCAATCTAATACTAAAAAAACAAAAACCATTATTATAAATAGCAAACTTGCTATTATAATCAACATATCCAAAATTGCATTCATAATTTATGGCTTTTTAACGCTCTTTGTCAGGTCTCAAACACCTTGCTATGATTATATTCTTGATGATCTGCGTCCGCGTCGTGCATTCTGCCCGTGCCCTGTCGTCAATCAGAGCGATCCAGCGAACCGGTAGCACAATGCTAATCTTTTTCATGGGTTTCCTTTTGTGCATATAGTATCCTCCTTTTTTATGTATAGAAGAATACCACACAAAGTCCAGAATGTCAACTTATTTTTTCAACTATTTTCTTGCACTTTCATAAAGTCATAATCACGAAGCAGTTGCACGGTTAAGCTTCCGTGGAGCGCAAGACCTGCCTCGTTCATCAGCCATACGCGGCCAGAATCTACCTTGAAAACTTCGTAGATGGCCGGATGCTCGTAATGTTTTGGGCAGGCTACCTTGTCGCCCGGTTTGAGAGCGGCTGGGATGGGTTCGTAGGTCATAGTAATTCTCCTTGTGGTGTAATACTTGCATTACATGGTGTAACATTTGCACCAGACGATTGCACTTCGTTGCCCCAGCAATCCCAGCCGGGAGTCCGTTGACGGGCGAAAAGCTCTATGCGGGGTAGGTCGCCAAACAATTCAACGATCTTATCTCTGATTTCCGATGGCTTTTGAGAATGTTCCATTATCCGCGCATCGCATATTTGCGGAACAGAGCGACTTATTCTTGGCAATCCTTTTCCACGAGTTCCCAACAATGCAATCTCGGCATTTGCGCGGGTGTAATTTCCTAAACCAAAAAACCAAGTGTCGCTTTTTTTGTTCTTTTTTACCCATGTAAAGGCAATGGTTTTATAAGTAAATCCCCACGTTTCCATCAACGCGATCCCTTCTTTGAGACACGGATAAGTTACCCACATAATTAAGACGGCATCTTTCATGCTGACAGTTTTCACGGGAAGATTCTTTAGTTCTGTTGAAGGCATCACAGCGTAATGATCTGCCGCATTGCGTTTTACGTCTTCGGACTTATACCAGCACCCGTATTTCCACGGCGGGTCAGCATAGATTATCTGATACTTCTTATCTGGAAATGGTATGTTCATGTAGTCACCTTGAGCGTTAATCCCATCCCCTGCAATTCGTCGTGGGTATATTGTCCATTGCAAACGATGGTTCGTTCGAGCCGGTAGGTAGGTTCGTCGTAGCCTGTATCGCGCTTACCCTTGCCCGTTACCCTGTGGACAATGTATTCGTAACCTTGTTTGCTTACAAGGATGTCGTTTGTCTTTAATTCTGGTAGAATCGCCATAATTACCCCCTTGGTGGTGTTGGATTGATTGTCTGCTGATATGACCATTCCAATAATTCCATTACCGTTGCTTTGCTTGGCAACCCTTCAGTATGCCCGATAAAGTCTGCCAGAAGTTCGTCAAAACCTTGGTGCAGTTTAACGTGTCTTTCCTTGTGGTCTTGTTCGCTCATTTTGGTTGTTGTTGTCATGGTAGTTCTCCAAACGTGTGATTGCCAATAGTCGTTTTCCCCCGCAACGCTTTTCCCCATGAAGGGGAGCAGAGGCTTGGATTGTAATAGTGGTTTGCCGTGACCGTGGGCTGAAACGTGCCGTCCATTATCCGCTCGGCAATCATCGCGCAATCCATCCAAGCCATTGCGCCGATCTTTCCCTGCCTCATGCGGTTAGCGTTTGCCGCCGCGTGTGCCAGCCCGTTATTCAGACATGAGAATTGGCGGCGTTTTGTCAATACCTTCTCCACGTTAGCCGCTTGCCCTTCGGCTCGATTCCATATCACACTTGCCACGGCCAGCTTGCCGGTGCGCGGTTCGCCGCCAGCTTCCAGCATAATCACGATTGCTATTAACATAAGTGTTGTCATGGCGTTACCCTTCCTTTCCATAAATCGCGCTTGATATATGCTACCATTTTCTTACAGGCGGAAAACGGCACTTTGAACATGGCGGGATGCTTCCTGTCAATTACGCCGATTGTGCCGTCTGATCGTAGGCCGTAGCCAATATATTTCCATTTCATGGCGTCATTCTTCCTTGCTTTCAATACGCATACTTGACATATACGGCAAGTGCGTGTATTGTATTTACTCCTGGCCGGTTGCGGATTTGATTGCGGCGCGGGCGTCTATAACTGCGCTATGCACGTAAGACCACGGAACACTATTAGACACCTGAAATATCAGGTTTTCCAATGTATTCACAAGCGCGTCATGACTATTTACACTTCGGACTATTAGCCGGGCGTTGGCGCGTTGTTGGGCCGACGCTTGGCGATTTTCAAGACTTTCCGCAGGCTTGCCTCAACGTCAGCAGGGAGATTGTGCAATTCTTCCCGCTTATTATCCCCGCGAAATAACAAGACCGCTTGCCAGTCTGCGTTTGTTAGGCTTTTATCCATTGCAAAGAAGCACGTCCCGCACGTCCAGCCGTTATGCTGTATGTTGCAACGCGTTGCTTTTTTTAGTGCCCGTTTCAATTCGGTTTTTGTGATTGCCTTAACTTTGCTTTTACTCTGTACTTTCATGCTCCGCCCTCCCTTTGGTTTTGTTGGCGCCTCATCGGATACGCCTTAGAGCGTATGACCCGGACAGGGCCGGGTTTCGGCGTTATGCGTTTTGAATGTAGGCGTTCAGGCCGACAATAATCGGCTTGCCGTCCACCAGGGCCGCGGTTGCCTTGTTGCCGCGGCTGCTGGCCACAACCAGGGTTTTACCGCTGGCGCTGGGCGCCGGTTTCTGCATTGGGATCGTGATTACCAAATTGCCGTCTTTAATTTCTACCTGCATTTTCTGTCCTCCCTTGTGCCGGTTGACCGGCGTTGTTATTTACTCAAATTGTCAATATGCACCTGTTCCGCCTGCCCAATCAAGTCTGTCAGGCAAAGCACCTTGCCCGCCCGCGCATCCTGCCCAAACTTGGCAAGGTTCTTTTTGCAGATTGTCTTGCGTTCTTCTGGTGTTGTCCCGTTGTTCTCATACCGGATTACTGGCTGGTTTGTTCCTGTCGTCATGGTTCATCCCTCCTGTGCGCCGGGCGCGGTTGTGTGATGTTATACTTCGCCCTGTTCGACCGTAACCTTGCGCCCGTGTAGCTCTTGCTTGATAAGGTCAACGTCAACCGGGAATATCTGCAAGGCTGAATCCTTATCGCCCCAGGATGCTTTTGATCCCTGATCGCTTAAGTGGAGTAGATACAATCCTTTGTAAGGTTCTTCTATTTTCCTTAATACTTTCATCGTGTCCTCCGTAAGCCGGGCGCGGTTAGTGTTAGGCGGTTAATTACCACGTGCTACGATCATGTCGCCAGTACCCGCCGTGTACAGTCCATACAGATCGCCGCGCAATCGTGCATATACGCGCTTGCCTGTAATCCTGTCCAGGCACGGCACGCGCATACCGTCATACTCCCGCTGGTTATCGCCTACTTGATCGGGCACGATAACGCGCATATTATCGTGCACTGCGTGCGCCTCGGTCTTGTCGTTGTACGTCCATTTCATCGCGTGGCCCTCCGTGTTCGTGGTTGTCTTTGCTTTCATGTATTTATATAGTTAGTAGCTTGAACCGTGCCAAGTCGCGCCAACGCACCTGCTATTTATACCGGACACGCGTTCCACGCAGGCGGGCATTGATAAAGTCGCGTTAAATATATATTTACCATTATCACTTTTGACTTTGGCATGGAAATTGTACCGCCAAGTTTGCAAATGTGAGAATCAGGCTTGCAATTATGACAAGGATTGTGCTTGACTTTGGTGCAAATTGTGGTATGGTGTCCATTATGCAATCAATTAATCCTATAGCCAATACCCTGTTTTATAAAGAGCATATTACGGACACGCTTGACTTTCTTAAACGGGTTTATACGCCGGAAGTATGCGATAAATTAGAAGTTGATCGCCTTGATGACTTAATCAATAGAGATGGTTGCGCAGTTAGTAAAAAAGACTGGTTGAGACTTACGATAAAACAAGCCAGCCACAAATACCGTTTGACAAAACACGGCAAGGCCCGACAACGCGGACAATGCGATGTTAGAAGATATGTGCTTAACGCCCTGAAGCATGAATATACCACCTGCCCCGATTGTTGCCAGCAGTTCAAAACAAAGACTATGACCGTAGATCATATCGGCCCATTAAAAAAGGGCGGAAATAATAAATGGCGCAACTTGCGCCTGACTTGTGGACCGTGCAATAGTCGTAAGGGTGCAAAGGTTTATACTGATGCTCTACCGTTTTAAGACATTATGTCGCCATGCGTCAATATGTCACACTCCCACCTCGCACGCGTCAATAACTCGGTTTTATGCCCAGATTGTCACGCCAGCCAATAGATACAGGCTTTCTCCCCCGCTCTAAGATGGTAGACATAAATGCGGTTATGCGACAATCCTACAGGATGTCCTGTACCGCGTTGAAACGTGTTGGCAGCGTCAATACATAGGTCAAGCGTCAAGAGCGTCGAGCCTGGGCATAATGGCACAACACAGCGTCAATCGTCGGGCATCCTGTGAGGTCGAGCGATTAAACAGGCGGACAAGATCATAGAGGGGGGGGTATGCCATACCGGGTTGCCCAGGCCGGGGGGTGGTGATACTATATATTGCATATCCAATGCAGTCGGTTTTTTTCTGGCAGCTCGGCCTCAATTTCAGTTATCGTAAAATGACGAGGCAACCCAAAAAATCTCGCCTAAATTTGTTGTAAGTCGTTGCTATGCGTAGGCGCGTAAACTTGTTTTTAATATCATAGAACTTTTATGTTATATATATATAGTATAATAGGGCCTATTCGGAGCACCTGTAAACTTGTGTGGAGGATCAAACTTGCCTACGCAGATACGCAAAGTGATACAGGATTGATTAAAAGCGCGGTTTGAGGCCTACGCGAGCTGGAAAGGAGGCCTACGCGCCCTCTGGCTGATCTTCGAGGCTTGGCGGTGATAACGTCCAGATGTTGTGGCGGTGTCCACGAGAGAATGATATGCGGTCGGGATACTTTTTGACGAGGCGTCCGAGGTAGGTTCCGGCGGCATTAGACCAATTTAATAGTTTTTGGGAATCCCGCGAGTAATTTTCATCGGAAAAAAGCATTCTTTGTAGTTCGTCAGACTTGCCAGTCCATGAGGTGGCCATTGGAGAACTGAACAATACCGCGTCAATAATGGTAAGTAGGCGGTATTCAGGGGCCATTGAGTCAATAGTTTGCAAGAGATCGGGGTGGTGGAAGTGAGTAACACCGTAACGCTGGCCACGGACGGAATCAGGTATCTGCCAGTTGCACAGATAGTCAAGAAAGGCGGGTATTTCTGATACAAGTTGCTTCCATAACGCCTGCTGCTCCTCGCCGGTTTCGGATGGCATGGGCATTGGGAAGCTGGTGGCTCGTAGGATAATGATTTTGTCCTCAATGGAATCGTCTATGGGTGGTAACACCATAAGGTTTTCCGGCTCATCGTTGATGGAGATTGTTAGCCGCCAGAATGGGGTTAGCGTGAGAGCCTCGCTGTTTTTCTTGTGGCACCGCTGGGTATAGCAGGCGGCAATTTGCTTGATTTGTGCGCCAAAAGCACGGCGGGCGCGGATGTCGGTAGATGCCGACTCGTCTTCAATGCAAAGGTGTTCGGCTTTGAACATTTCGCTGTTAAACGAGGTGGAATCCACCATAAAATCATAGGGTTTGGCAGAACGTCCGCCGGTAATACGGGTGATTAGTAATTGCAGGAGCGACTTGCCGCAGTTGTGGGGGCCGCAAAGGGCGAGAGCTTGGCCTGGGCGCAGCTGCTTCTTTTGCAATGATTCGTAAGCGATCTTGAGCCATGCGAATAGATAGTCACGCTGGTTGTATTTTTCGTCTAAAAGCAAGCCAGACGCGATAGCATCTATGGTTTCCCATGTTCCCGCAACTGGTTCTATAATTTTGGGAGAGTCGGTAACAAGAATGCGTCTGCCATCAATTTCATAGAAGCCACTAACATAGCCTGCGAGAGAGCCGACGTAATCAACGTCTCTGGTGTCGCGCAATTTAATAATAAACTCGTCGGCTTCAGATACGTTTTCGCCTTTTTCCTTGTGCGGACGCAACCCACGATGGGCGAGTTCCTTCTTGAACTGCGATTCCGACAATGCGAGCCAGCAGTTACGCTGGTTTTTGAGCAGGTATTCTTTGTTGTTTTTGTCATAGAAAAATTCCTCTTTGTCTGGTGGTTCTGGAGCTGGGTCGAAATCTGGCGTTTTGTTATATATTTCACGCAATTCTTCGATAGTACCGCCAGCCGCAATCCAATCTGATGCGTCTTTAACTATTTTTTCATTGCGGTCTGGTAATTCGATTACGTGGATGGATTTTGCCTTATTGTAGAGAGCGACGGCAACAAGTTGGGCGTGCTTATGACCAGGTATATCCTTGTCGGTAATGATAATAACATCAGCATTTACAAGGGTTTCTGTATGGCGCGGGAGCCATTTGCCGGCCCCGCCGGAGTTGCAGGTGGCGCACAAGCCCAGTTTTTTTAGCGATTCTACGTCTTTTTCGCCTTCCACTACGAAAACGGAGTGTTTAGAATCTACTGATTCGACAACTTCGGAGAGATTATAGAGTATGCGGTCAACACCCGTTAGATTCCATATCCAACTGCCTTTACCATCAGGCCGACGCTGGCGGAAGTCCTTAGGGCTAAACCGAACAACCTGAAATAGTAGTTTGTTATCTACGTCAATATAGTCGTATGTTGCTACAATAACGGGTTCTTTTTTCGGTGGAAACAGGTCGGTCATCTGCAATCCCATATCGGCAACGATCTGTTCTGGTGTGCATCCGGCATGGCAAGTCATTAGGATTTTGCCATCTTTTCCTTCAGCAATAGATAATGATGGGGTTTTGTCTTCGTGTGACGGACATTCGCCTTGCCAACCGCCATTAATTTTTGTCACGTTTTTAAGCCTGCTTAGAAATTCCTGTATTATCATAGCTTCCTCCACGTCAATTTGAAGTATATTCGGCGTATTGTGTATGGGTGGAGTTTCGCGGTTTTGAGAATCCAGAGGACAAACTTACGATAGGTGGTAGTCATACACGACCTCACTTTCAAAACTCACCACGCCGTCATTTAGACCAGAAGAGCGAGAACCAGTGTCCGAGGCGGACGAGAGGGTCGCTGGAGACGGTTTCCCGTATCCGGGTCGTGTGACGGCATGGCTAAGTAGTTGGGGCATAGAATATCTCTGGTTCTTTGTTCTTCTGTAAGCACTCTACCATAAATCATGGGATTGTCAAGGTTTATTTTGATTTTATTTTTTCCTTGACATCCAGCCGTGTTATGCTAAGATTCACGGGTATGGGGAAAAAACCTACACTTCCTACAAAACACCTCAATAAATATCAGCAGGGAAAAGCTCAAAACCTTATGCCGGACAATGTTGTTCAAGAACTTTCCAATGGTGGAAACATTAAGGATTATGTTGCTGAAATAGAACCTGTTGCTCGCCAGCGAATTTGCGCGTTTATATCCACGTTTATGTCTGTAAGCAAGACCGCCGAAGCATGTGGTGTATCTACTGATATGGTACGCAAGTCGGTGCAATTACATCAAGACATTGTGCAATCTGCCACATTAAGCAGGAACATCGCCATAGCCGGACTTGCCGAACAGAAGGCCATCGAATTGCTTTCTGGGATGAATACAAATGAGATTGACCACGCCAAGAAGCCCCAGGCGATCAAGTATCTGGTGGATAGTGCCGACATAGCAAACCAGCATTTGGTGTCGAAGAAGGAGCAGTCCGAAGAATCAACCTTGGAGTTGGTATTTAAAATCCGTTCTAAAATGCAACCATCTCAAGAAAAAAAACACGTTGATGATGCAATAGATATTACTGAGGATATAATAACCGAAGATGGCCAGAAATAAAACAGTTGTATTAGAAGATTTAACTGGGCAAAAGTTCGATAGACTTTTGGTTATTCGTTGGTGGGGGAAAAATAAATTTAGAATGAATAAATGGTTGTGCCGATGCAAATGTGGAAAACAATCTATTTGTCTTGGACAACAATTAAAAAACAAAAGAGTGCAATCATGTGGATGTAAAGCAAGGGAACGATACAGAGATATGCTCGAAGATTTAACTGGAAAGAGATTTGGCTCTTTAACTGTTTTACATAGAATAAAGACAAACTTTTCTCATCCTATTTGGAAGTGTGTGTGTGATTGTGGGGAAGAAACCAATGTGGCTGCATCTAATTTGAGAAGTCATTCAATTAAGTCTTGCGGTTGTTACAGAAAAAAAAGAATGAGTACAATTGCGAGTAAATATCATGGTGCGTCGCATCCTCAATATAATTCAAACATTACGAACGAAGAAAGAAAAATAAAACGCAATGTTCCTGAAAATAGATTGTGGAAAAAAGGAGTATTAGAAAGGGGAAAATACACTTGTTCTGTTTGTGGTAAAACAGGCGGTTCATTGATCGCTCATCATTTAAACAGTTATCATTGGTGTAAAGAAGAAAGATTTGAAGTGGTCAACGGTGTTACTCTTTGCGAGTCATGTTACCATAAATTCCATAGAAAGTTTGGAATAAAGAACAATACGGTAATTCAGTTCAACCAGTTTAAAAAGGCACAATGATATGGAAGACCAAGGGGAAGCCAAAATTTATACTCTGTGGCTTGGCCACGAAAAGCTCGAATTTACTTACGAGCAAATTGCGGCTGACAAAGACTTGGAAAACGAATTGAAGATTTTGGAGAAGAAAAAGCTGGAATGCGAGATTGCTTGGTTTCACCCACACGGTTCTAAAAAACGCGCTTACGATTGTGGTTTTGATGTGGTGTCCACAGCCGATTGGATAAACGATCGGGAACATGATTTGTATTTGAACCAATCTCCCAATCAGGTAGGAAAGACATGCCATGCTGCTATCAAGGCAGCTGTTATGTCTATTCCATGCAATCCTGACTGGCGCATGTTTAAGAATGGTATTCAATATTTTGACTGGCAAGGAGCCAAAACTATTGTGGCGATGGGATACGACAAGGGTCAACTACGTGATGATTTGTGGCCGGAACTGCAAAAATGGATACCAGCCAGTGAACTTGGAGATTACAGAAGCATTACGTTGGGTGGCACACGCGAGCCGTCTTGGGATCGTGGGGCGCGGGTTACGCTAAAATGTGGCAGTAAAATTATACTGATTACGTATGATCAGTCACCGGCGGTCTGTTGTGGAATCAAGGCCGATATTGTTTTGGCTAACGAACAAATACCACTACCGTTCTTTATGGAACTTTCGCAACGAGGGAGAACACGCGGTGGAGTAAAATTTATTATGTCTTACACGCCGCATCTTGTTCCTGGAAGACCGGATTCTGGCATGAATAGTTTTCTTATAAATTTATGGACAGGGCAAGATACGTATGGGCGTTCTATTTTAAGAACAAGAATTTCTATGGATGATGTTCCTAACCATATTATTTCCAAGGAAGAAAAGAAAAAGGCTTTTATAGAACATGTAGATAATCCACGTAAGACTGGCAATCAGGCGGCAATCAGAGAAGGGCAGGCACGTTATTATGGTATAGCGCAACAGGTGAGTGGGCTGTATTATGATTCTATTGAAAAAGATATTCACTTCGTGCCGTGGACTTACGAAGATATAAAGGGAAAGGGATGGACACACTACCGAACAGGGGATCATGGCTTTACTAATCCAACCGCGTTTGGAATGTGGGCGGTGAGTCCAAGCGGGGATATTTTTTTATATGATGAATACTATGTTGCTAACAAGGAAATAGACGAACATGTTGCAAATATTATAAGACAATGCGGCAACGAGCGCAAGTTGGTGAAGAAAATTCAAGAAGGCAATGTATGGTATGATGTATATGAGGAAGTGTTTATACGCCAGGCATACGCAAGGTCATGGTTGGATTGGCATTGCTTTCAGAATACGGGCGGAGTCGGAAGATCAATAAATTTCTTTTACCAAATAGCAGGGATCAACGTCTGTGAGTCAACGAAGTTAGGTCAAGAACATCGTGCCCAAAACATGAGAGCATTGCTTAAAATAGACCCTAACAGAAAACACATGGTGACTGAAAAACTTGGTGCGCCGCGAATGTATTTTTCAAGGAAGTGTGTCAAACTCGCGTGGGAACTTGAACATTGTATTGTAGATACACGGGCTTTTGGTAACGCCAATCACAATCTTAAGGAAGTAAAAAAAAATGTTAACGACCACATGGTAGATGTTTGCGAGTATATGGCGAGTAGCGAAGCAAGGTATTTGGGTGACTACGCGAACCGGCAACCGAAAGAGTTAAAAAACATAAGTAACCACGGAGGGTATTAACATGAAGGCTAAAAACGATGTTGCTAAGTTAGAAATGAGTGATATTTTGTGTGGTGAGTATGAAAATCCGAAAAGATTTTCTGATAAATTTTTAGATAAATATAGTTCCGAGGAGGATTGCGGGTTTAGTATTGTACATACTAAAAAACTTATGGATTATTTTAATGACTCTAATCCAGTTACGTATGTTTTAGGTAGTTCTCAATGTTCTCCTACAGGAGAAAAATATGTAAAAATACATATTGAGGGTGATAGTGCAAGAGAGGTAGAAGGGGTGTTGTTGTGTCTTTTGAAGGAATATAGAAAGAGGTCAATAAAGAATGGTAAAAAATATTTGTATTGGAGACTATGGCCTTATATAAGTAGTATTAGTGATGACAAATGGCTTGGACGGGTAAGATTGTTGTATAGCAAAAAAGATGCACGCAAGATTGTTGGGGATTTATTTCGCAAAAAATGCAAAGCAAAGGAGTCTAAATGAAAATCGAACTCAGCGATCTCAAGACCATCGCCATGATTATCAACGAACCCGGCATGAAGCTCTACGAGCAGATGATTCACGATAAGATCAAGATGAAAAATGATATGACGCGGGTTACGGGAAACGCGCATGAGGACGGCGTTTTGAAGGGTGAAGTAATCGGCCACACCCACGACATTCAAATGATTCGGGATATACGCAAGCAGTTGGCAGAATTATCAAAGGAGGATGACAATGGATGAGTCAAAATTCCGACCACTCCGCGCTCTTATTCTTGTTCGGCGCGACACGCCCACCACCGAGAAGGGTGGTATCATCATACCAGAAAACGTCCAAACCTACGGATGGCGAGCGACAGTCATACGCGGCGGGCCGGATGCCAGCGAATATAAGAAAGGCGATAACATCCTGTTCCAGAAGGAATTTACGGTGCTCCCATTCAAAGATCGGACTCTGGCTCTGACGGAGGCCAAACATATACTGGCAAGACTGGTGGTGGAGAAGGACATAGAGACGATTAGACCGTGCAATCGGTTTGTCATGGTCGAACCAGACTCTGCAATACGCAAGGAAGGTGCAATAGAGTTGAGCGATAAGACCAATAAACCCGTCAAAACAGGTGCGATATTCCGGCGGGGGAATGATTGCACCGATATGAAATGCGGGTCAAAAGTGTGGTTTGAGGCTGGTTTTGGCGTGGATTGTATGGAAAACGATGTTCATTATAAATTGATTGACGAAGACAATATAATGGCAGTTGAAAAATAAAGCTTGACAAAGGGTTCAATTTATGCTTCAATCTGCGCCAGTTAAGAGCAAATCTTGTTCCGACGAGGAAATATCGCAAAAACTCAAGGAATTACGCGAAAAGAAGTCTTGGTTTCAAGTAACTATACGTGGCGCAAAGGGTATTATCAAGGAGCTTGTAGTATCTGAGACAAAAGTATTTGACGATCACCAGTAACTAACTTTCTATCAAGAAGTAGTACGGGGTCATTAGCCTTAACCGGCTGGTGACCTTTTTTTGTTGAGTAAAACATGGAACCAACCGAACAATTTTTAGAACGGCAAGAACCACCTGCCGACACCGTTATTAGTTCTGCGCCTGACGAGGGTGAGGCATCCATTCTTGACCTGTTTCCCAATTTTGCTGAGTCGGACGACATCACAGAAAAGACTAAGATACGGGTGCGGAGTCTGTTTTCAAGCTGTAGCGACCGTTCGGACTTGGAAACAATATGGAATAAAAACGATGAAATGTATCGCGTCAAGCCCGATGCTTCCAAAGATGACGTTCATCGCGCCAACGAATCTACAGGGGTATTCCACATTGGCGTGAACCAGCTTGTCAGTATGGCCTATAAGACATTTACGGAAAATCCCGACAACTACAAGTATGGGTTTCGGGGAATCATTGATGATGAGTCGGCCAATACCATCCGTGCGCGGAATGCCGAGATAATGACACTTCTGTTCCGCAAGGCGCAAGTTGCCACTAATTACAAGAGAAACCTGAAACGGGCGTTGCTTGACTGCTACAAGAATGGCACGTGCTTTGTGGCGATCCCGTGGGAAAAACAGGTTGTGGATTTGATCTATCGGGATAAGTCAACAGGAGGTCGCAAATCAAAATTATTCATAAAAAATAACCTACCCGGATTTGAGTTCATCCCGATAGACCAGCTTTGGTTAGATGAAAACATTGACGAGATGGAGTCGCAACCGGCTATCTATATTAAGAATCCGATTACTTGGAGCAAGTTGTTAGGTGACAGTAAGAAGAACAATGTTAAACTATTTGAAAAGGACGGTCAAGAAGGACTGCGTGATAAGTTCAGCAAGTATCTGGAGCATGTGTCGTCCTCGCAGTTTTCAATACCCAAGGCTGACCGGATGGATAATGCCGACAGGACGCTTGAAGATCGTACAGGCGAGCGGTATAAACATTGGTTTGTGTGGATAAACCTGCCAGTCAACAAGGATAGTAAAAAGTGGGACAAGGATGGCGCAGAGATTAGATGCCGTGTTCGGATTTTGGGCGATCCCGAAAGTTGTGAGATAATCGAGATACGTGAAAACATATTCCCTGGTGGCATTCCGGTGCTGGCGGCACACCAGACGGAAGACGATATTGGTATGTATCCGATAAGTTTGGGCGAGAAGATAGAAACGTATTACGACCAGATTTGCACGGCGATTGACCAGTTGATTGATAATCGGTCGAAGAATGTTCGACGCCCGATTGTGTATGATCCGATGCGAGTGGATGTTGATAAGTATGATTTTGGGCATGCCAATGCTGTTCCGTGTTCCGGTGATGTGCGGTCTGGGTTATTTGAGATGCAGATAGCCGATATGACGGCAACGATTATGCCGACAATCGCATATTGCGAACAGAAGGTGCGCGAGATATTGAACACTACGGATGCCGTTATGGGCATGGCGATGGGTGGGCGAACAAGTGCGAGCGAGTATGTGAGCGCGAAGGCGGCGGCTACCACGCCGATATTCAGCGATATGTCGAGCATAGAGGATGCTCTGATTGGTGAATACATGCGCCGGTTTTCACAGTATGTGCATACGTTTATGACGCACGAGGATTTAGTTGATCAGTTGGGGCCGGTAGGCGCGGAGTTCCAGTTTGAATTGGCTGACATCTACGCCATCGAGATGCGGGGAGTATCTGAGGCGATGGATAAGGCTACTAAGGTTCAAAACCTGTTACAGCTTTTTGGCATGAGCATGGACCCGGCAGCCAAGGGCAAGATTATGTTGAGGATTGCCGGAGCGATGGGCGTGGAGAATCCTGCCGAGTTTGTTGTGATTCCGGCCAAGGATCAAGCCATCAAAGCCGCCTTGTGGGAAAACAACGAGATGCTGGTTTTTTCGCAATGGGATGAACCGGAGCAGGGTGAGATGCACGACATCCATTTAGGTATTCATCAACAGGCATTATGGCAGGCACAACGCGACAAGAACCAGAATGTGCCGATGATGGTGCAACATATTTCAACGCATCAACAGCTTAAACGAAGTGAACAGGCAACTGGGGCGATTAGTTCAATCACGACAAACGGGCAGTCGTCGAACGTCGCTCCGTTGCCTGGAGATGTTAGCGGCCAACAAATTTCAGGTTCGTTAGGAAACGCACAAGGGGGATCGCCCGTATCCTCTCAACCAGAGGCTCCGCCCGAAGCACTCTAACAGGAGACAGTAAATGACAGTAGAAAAATTGGATGGACTTTTGCCCGAAGTTCAACCGCCCGAAGTGCAGAAACCGCCGCAAATTACAGAACCTACGTTGCCTGACGTAACGGAACCTGTTGATGAAGCGGCGAAACTCAAGGAACAAACCGAACGTGAAAAATCAGAAATGGCGGAACAACTCAAAGCCGCTAAGGAAGAAAAAGAGACGTTGGAGAAGCGCCTGCGCGATAATCAAGAGTATATTAGCCGGACGCGCAAAGACGAAACTCCTGAAGTGGTTAAACCAGCGAGGACGTTTGAAGACTATCTTAGCGATATTGACAAAATCGTAGATAGTGATTTTGAAAACGATCCCAAGGTAGGTCTGAAGAAAGTAGCGCGAAAGTTAGCATCTGACATTGCCTATGACCGTGACTTAATGCAACAAGGTTATGAGAAACGGTTGGCAGAATCAGAGGAGCGTGCATTTAAGAAAGTCATGTCTCTTAATCCCGAAGTTGGGAAAGCGATGCACGAGGTTGAGAAACTCGATGAGGAACGGCCAGACCTGAAGAATTTGACATTTGAACAGAAGCTCGAATTTGTGAATATGAAAGGGCAAGGAACCGTTAAACGCGAAACCAATAACCGCAATATAGTTGACCGCGAACGTGAGTTGGGTGGCGATGTCAGCGGAAGTCGGCAGGCGTCGAAAGGCGGACAGATGCCAGGATGGGTAAATGATCCGACTGTTTTGAAGGAGGCACAGGGACACTTTGATTCCAAGCAAGAGATGGCTGATTGGGCTAACCCAGAAAAAGCCAAAGCAATGCATCTGCGTAAAATTAAAACAGCTTAATACTAAAGGAAATTACCCATGAATGACAATGAAAAAACGACAGGAACGACAGTGGAACCGGAAGTCAAACAACGCGGCAACCCGAACTGGATAAAGAAGGCGAAGGAAGAAACTACGGCTCACCCGATAAAACGCGCCGAAGTTTTAAGCGAAATGAGAGCGATTACCGACCGTTGGGAAGTAAGAAATAAAGACCCCAAAATGCACTATGTCTGGGGTCACAAGGATTCGGACGAGGAAATGAACGAATTTGCCCAAAAAAGTTACGCGCCCGCCCGTGGCCGCGAGCAGATTATGGGAAATCCATTCGAAGCCAAAGTTGACGACGAAGGGAAGACGAAGGAACGCGGTAACAGAATACTCATGTGTTGCCTGAAGACCGAGTATGATGCCCGCAATGTGAAACGTGCTAGCAAATATGTTGGTGCGAAGAAAGCCGCAGAGTCAGATGCCCGTAAGATGATGAGCGGTAAGAAGGGCGTGGTCGTTGAGGCTAACGCCAGTACTGAAACTCGGAGAGAAGGTCTTGCAGAAGAAACATAAAATGTGAAAACAAAGATATATGTTCTATGCGAACCAAGCGGGAAAATACGGTATGTAGGTAAGACAAGCAAGTCTCTTTCCGCAAGATTTTCAGGACATATTAGAACTGCACGATTTGGGGAAAAGACACATAAGAGCAATTGGATAAGGTCTCTTTTGTCAAAAGGTTTTTTGCCTAATATTCAATTCGTAGGAGAAGTGGATGGTAATGGTGCCACAGAGGAAATTGCTTGGATAAAATACTTCCGCGATGAAGGTGTTGTTCTTGTTAACGGAACTGATGGTGGCGAGGGTTTTAAAGCGAAACGAGGTGCTTGTTCTTTAGAACATAGAAAAAAAATTGGCGATGCTCTTCGCGGAAAACATCATTCTTTAGAGGCTCGAAAACACATGGGTGAGGCTCAAAGAGGACGCGTTTTTTCTGCTGAACATTGCAGAAAAATTAGTAATGTCAAAAAAGGAACTATTTGTTCTTGGGAAACTCGCCAAAAAATAAGTAAAATAATTAAAGAATGGTGGGAAAAAAGAAAACAAGGAGGGTAGGTTATGGCAACACGCGTAATGAAAACTATGGCGATTTATCGCCAAGAGGGGAAAAACGGCACAACCATTGAGGATGCCGTCGGTGAAGATGTTGGCGAGACATGGAAAATGGGTGCGCCCCTTTCCCGCGAAACAGGATCAACGGGGTCTATTGTAGAATGGCCCGGAACTACGAATGCCACGCTTCCGATAGGGGTTGCGGCAAAAGATGCGACAGGAGTTACTGGTGCCTCCGTTCCTCATTATGAAGCCAATGATTATACTCTGTTTGAAGCCTCTTTGATTAACGATACTACAGCCCATGTACTTGTGGTAGGCAATTTGGGTGTAGCATATTCACTGATTAAATCAGGAACTAATTGGTATGTTGATATTGCCGATGTAGTCACAAAACTCGTCGAAGTTGTTGGGTTTATTGATCCCGTTGGTGATACAAATCCCAGAGTCATTGTGCGATTCATCGGGGATCATCAGGCGAATGTATTGCAGGCGTAATTTGTTGAAACGCATTGCCCGGTGCGTGTTAATTGCCCATTGGTCATTCTATTTTAAGCCCATAAAAAGAATGATATGTGTTTGAAACTTAATTGAAATAAGGAGAAATGTTATGGCGACAACTCGTGTAAAACGAACATTCGCTATTTACCGTCAGGAAGGTAAAGATGGGGCGATAGTCGATAAGACTGGTGCCGTTGGCGAAGCGGCGAGCCAAGACTACAAGATTGGTGCTCCGTTGGAATATACTGCCGGAACTATCGAAGCTCTTGCAACTGGCGGCGCTGATACCGGGCAGGTTATTGGTATTGCTCTCAAGGATGCTACTGGAACCACAGGAGCCGCTGTTCCGTACTATGAGGCTAATGATTACAACCTGTTCGCTGGAACATTGATTGCAACCACGAGCGATCATGTATTGGCAGTAGCTAACCTTGGTGCAGTGTATGGGATACTTGATTCCGGCGATGACTGGTATGTTGACGTTGACAATACAAGCCAGAAGAAAGTGGTGATTGTTGGTTGTATTGATCCCATCGGCGATACCAATGCCCGCGTGATATTCCGCTTCTTGGGCGGTATGCAGACCAGGGTGCTCCAGTCCTAAATGACAGAAACAGGAAAACGTAAAAAGGAAATAAGTTATGGCTATTATATCTGCTAATATGGCGAATCTTTTTGATGCACGCATCAATAAAGCGTTCTATCAATACCTGGGTATGTACCCGGAGGAATACACCAAGTGGTGCGAAACGATGGGTTCCAAGAAACAGTATGAGCAGGTTTCGCTCTATAGCGAACTTCCCATGCCTGCGGTATTGGGCGAATATGAAAACGCTCCCGAAACCACCTTCAAACAGGGGCCGGTGCGGACGTGGACTCATGTGAAGTACGGGTTCAAACTGATCGCTTCAGAGGAAGCTCTTGAAGACGAACTGTTCCCGGTGATCGTGGCAACGGCTGGTAGTATGGGCGAGGCGATGAAACATCGTATTGAAACCCAGGGTGCGTATGACATGAATAGCGCATTCACGGTCAATACGGTTGGTGCGGCTAATACGGCTGACGAAACTCTGTGTGCTACTTCTCACGCCACCTTCACGGGTGCTGGTGGAGCAGCGCAGGCGAATCGTCCGACGGACGTTACGTTAGGTGCAGATTCGCTTTGGGCTGGTGTTGACAACTTTGCTGGTCTGAATGATCACGAAGGCAACCCGGTCATGGCGATCCCGCGCAAATTGATCATTCCTGCGGCTCTGGAACGGGCAACGATTGAGATTTTACAATCAACCGATGTTCCCTACAAGTCCACGAATGAGAAGAACGCGATTCAGTCCAAGGGTCTGACTTATGAAATCGGTCACTACCTGACGGCGAGTGCTGCTTGGTTCTTGGTGACAGATAAGAAGCCCATTCGGTTCTATATGCGGCGTTCTCCGTCTGTGAAACCGGATAATGATAGCACGAATGATTCCCGTAGTTGGGTGATTACGTGCCGATTGAGTCATGCTCCGTATGACTGGTATCAGATTTACGGCACGGACGGCGTGGCGTAATAGGTCAGAAACGACTAAAAAGGTTAGGGCTGGGTCGGTTTAAACCCGATCCAGCCTACCCCACAAAGGGAGAAAAGGTTATGAGCGATGAAATTAAGAAAGAAAGAGAAGTTAAGAAAGAAGTTAAAAAGGATGCGGCACCTGACCTGGCAAAACAGGTTGCGAATGTTGTATTTACGGTACGCAAGATGAAAAACTGGTTGGAAGAAAAACTGGGTGCGGACCTTGACGGCGATGGCCGCGTTGGAAGTGGCCCGTATAACAAGGTTAAGAAGCTCGGCGTATTGCTGGCGGTTGTTGGGATGGCGGCTGTCTGTTCGGCGGCTCCGTATAATACGAATATTGCGGTGTGGGTTGTTGATTCGTCTTATATTGATGAGAACGGTGGCATTCATGCTCCGGCAATGTATGTGGATGACTTCACGGTTGTTGACGATGTTACGATAGATGGCAGTTTGGATATTGGAACAACGCTTGGCGTTGATGGCATAGTATCTGCCAACAGCAACCTCGATATTGCCGTAAACGGTACGGTGGGTGGAACTTTTGGCGTCGATGGCATCTTATCAGCTAACAGCAACCTTGATGTTGCGGCAGAGGCGAATATTACAGGGTCTATATCCAATACTGCCCTAACGGCCAGCAAACCAGTGTTCACTGATTCCGATAAGGTTTTAACATCCACCGGCACGGTGCCTGTTGACCAAGGCGGTTCTGGTGCGGCTACTTTCACCGATGGCGGCTTGTTAGTTGGCGCGGCGGCGGCGGCATTTGAAGTATTGGCGGTTGGAACTGATGGCCAAACTATTATCGGCGCGTCATCGGCTAACCCCACTTGGCAGACAATCACTGGATTGTTCTCGTATAATGCAAGTGGCGTTGCGGCTGGTACTGCTGGATATTTGTTGCCTGCATACAACGGTACTGCGGTGACAAACCTCAGTGCCGCTAATATCGCTGCGGCTGGTACGCTTCCGCAGTTGAATGGTGCTGCTCTCACGGCGTTGGATGCAGCTAATATTACAGCGGGTTCTGTTGCGTCAGCGTTTAATGGTGGTTCGATCACGAACATCGGTGACGCAGCTATTGTTGCTGATTCGATCACAGCGGCTAAGATGGCTACGGCCGTTCAGACGAGTCTTGGACTTGCTGATACTGCCGCCCAAGCCGCCGATGTATGGGGCGCGCCTACGGCTACCCCGTCCACAAACCAACTCGTCAACACAGTGGCGATACAGGCCAAGAACGCGGCTGGCGGCGATCTGTCTGAGTTCCGTTTGATCCGTATCTGGACGAGCGAAACCAGTATGGGTGCGGCCAGCACGAATAACATCGAAACGCTGGTGCTATCAACCGGGACCGCAGTTGATACCGTGGTTGCCCATGCCGATTATCGGTATGTTACGGCCACGGACGGCTCGGCTGTTGCGACGATCACCGGCACGGCCACTGGAACCAACTACGTCATGCTCTCCGATGGTTCATCCATCAGCGCGACGGCGGTTACGTTCGTTCCGTAACGACAATTAAACCAACGGGGGCGCAGGCCAATCCTGCCCCCCAGCGGGAGGAATATAAATGAAACAAATATGTTATATGTTGATCGTTGCGTTAAGCGCCACGGTGCTGATGGCTGGCGGGATTGACCAGATGGTTTTGAAGGCTGCAAGTGTGAATACGAGTTCTACGGCAAGTGTAACGTCCAGCCCAAAGATCAGGGGCTGGCTCGAACGCATTGATATGACGTTTGCCAATACCACGTCAACGGTGTATCTGACTATTTCGGCGTCAAACGCAATGAATAGTATTGAGCGGACATTACTTTCAGTGGATGCTCTGGCAACAGACACGTCCTATATGCCACGTACTCCGGTTCACACGTCGGCTGGAGCCGTGGTTACAACTAATGGTGTTACGCGATTTCCGTTACTCGACGAGAAGATTTATCTGTCGGTTACCGGTGCGGCATACAATGGGCAGAATGTCCAGGCAACGATAATCTATGAGCGGCCATAAGACTGCCGCAAGGGGGTTTTATGTCAACCGTTCAGAACATCTTACAGAGTTCCTTGCTTAAATTTGGGCAATCGCAAGATAACCAGCGATTTGTTGATGATTTTTACAATGCGATAAACGATTCTCAAAACGACATCTGCACAAGTCGTTCTTGGGGATTCCTCCGCACATCCGCTACAGTAACGGCGACCGATTCCACGCGTGCATCATCGCTACCATCGGGCTTCGGCAAGGCGTATGATATTTCTGGTGCGTTTCGGATTCTTACGCCATCCGCGAATGCGGGTAGTATTATTGAACTACAAAGTTATGAGAACTGGTTATCCAATAATTACGAGGATGGAACGACAGAGGGAACGCCGTCTTTGGCTTATATCCTCGGCAGTTCAATTTACTTCTCGCCGATACCGGACACTACATATACGGCCTCATTGATATACTATAAGATTCCAACGGCCATCGCTGACACCTCGACGGCGATTACTGTGCCTGACGTGTATCAGGAGTTGTTGAAGAAAATGATCTGGCGGAGACTTCAAGACGCGGGATATAGTAGTGTCCAAGAGCTGCAAATCAGTGACCAGGATATTGCGCGGTTGATGAATAATGCGGCGCGGGATGATGCGAGAAAGTATGGTGGTTTTACGATGAATCTTAATAAGTCTTCATTTACACGGAGTACAGTATAATGCCAGAAAGAGGATCATGGGCGGCTACGTGGGTTCCTATCAATTCCAAGTTTCCGTGTTCGCTTTCCAAAGATGCTTTTCCTGAAGTGTTGAAGGATGGCGAAACGCCGGATGCTTATTCACTTGGGATTGACAAGCCGGGGGTGCTTTATTACCAAACCACACCATCGGTAGGCACGGCATGGAACGGGATTGCTGTGGTAGCTACGCCGACGAATACGCCGCTGACGGGAATACAGGTTTGGAGATTTGCACATAATCGGCTTTGGGGTTATCAGACGACGACTAACCGATTAACTTATGGAGCCTACGGATATTTGACTTCTTATGTGCTTTCGGATTTGGGCTATGTGCCGGTAGATTTTGAGTCAAGTAACATTACTCAGATTGTTCCTTTCGGAAATCAAATAGCCATGTTCAAAACGGATTCGCTCTACGTGATACGTAACGCTGATAATCCGGGCGCGGTGATGGTTTCCGAGTATTTGGCACAGGCATCTGGGCTTCCGGTAGCTGACAACGTGATTGCCGTGGACAATGTTCTTTACTGGTGCAATACACACGGAGTCTTTTCATACGACGGCCAGAACATCGTTGAACTTACTGAATCCATACGCAATAACTTGGGGACTTTCAGTTCCACTCTTATCACTTCCCTGACCGCCGATTTCCAGCAACGCCGGATAATCGGACTGAACGGGGCGACGACCAAGTTTATAATCGTATTGGGGCAAACACCGGAACTCTATGATTATTCTGGAACGGGGTTCAGATTTACGACAAGGACGTTGGTGGGTAAAGAGGGTGAGCCGTTCCTCATAGATAAAGTTTCTTTTGTGTATCAGTATAGCGCGGGTGACTATGCTACTTGCGACCTCGATGTAAAAATCAACGACTCTTGGAAAACCGAAAGCCAATTCAGGATTACACCGGCTAACGATAATGGACGCGCCGAGTTTGCGCTGACGAATGCGTTATCGTGCCGCAAGTTTGCGTTGCGAATTACTGCGTTAAGCGACAGTTGTTATATTTCAAATATTCTCGTACATGTGAAAAGTGGGGGAGTTACGGGATATTCTAACCAATGATTACTAAAATATATGTTTTGTGCGAACCTAACGGAGAAATCCGATATGTTGGTAAAACTAGTGTTAGCTTAAAGGCCAGATATTTTCAACATCTATATGAAGTTCGTCGAGTAAAAAAGACTCATATTTATTATTGGCTTCGTTCTGTTCTTGCAAAAGGATTGTTACCAAAGATTGAGTTGATTGGTGAAGTGGAAGGTAATGGAAGCAATGAGGAACGTGCTTGGATTGCTTACGGCAAAGCAGAGGGTTGGAGATTAGTAAATAGCACGGATGGAGGAGAAGGAAAACCAGGGTGCAAGGCATCGGAAGAGACTCGGAAAAAATTAAGTATGGCACGTCAGAGAAGAGTGTTTTCAGCAGAAACTTGCCGTAAAATTAGTGAATCACTTAAGGGGCGTATTATTTCAGAAGAAGCTCGTCGTAAATCATCTGAAGCACAAAGAGGTAGCAAGGGACATAGTTATGGCAAACCAGTTTCCGAAGAGGTTAGAAGAAAAATAAGTGAATCTAATATGGGCCGCATTGTTTCCGCAGAAACTTGTAAAAAAATAAGTGACGCTCAAAAGGGTAGGCCTAGTCATCCAATTTCGGAAGAAAGTAAATTAAAAATAAGTATAGCAAATAAAGGAAAACATCGCACAAAAGAGTTTTGTATTAGAATGAGGGAATTAAATATTGG